TCGTGCTTCCGGATGTCCGGGGCTACCTGGGAGGCGTCGGCGTGGATGCCAATCATGGCCTTAGCTACTTCGATCGCTCCGCCTACGCTCATCGTCGTCGCCTCCTACTTCGTGGTTGCTTGGCAGCCTGCTCCCGCTCCCGAGCGGCCTCCATCAACTGCCTCGCCCGGCTCTTGCCGAGGATCTTGGCGTGCATCACCCTATCGTCGGCCGAGCGGCCCTTGACTGTACCGTCGGACTCGGTGGGCAGTGAGCTGATCGCCGCTAGGGCGTCGATATCCTTTCGACGTCCCTGGAGGTTCTTGCGGTCCACTAGCATCATGAATACCTGGTCTAACGTCATCCTCCCTACCTCCTCCAGACTGATGCCCTTGCCGCCGTTCCACGGGTCGTCCGCCAGTGCCCTCACGTGCCAGGGCGTCAGTCCGCATACCAGTCCACCACCGACCTCCTCCGAATGCTCGCTGGAGCGAGATGCCTCAGCGAGCCCTATCCATTTTTTGGGTCCGGGCTACTCAACCTCTCGATCTCGTGGGCCAGCTCGATCAGCATTCCGAGGTTCCCCTGGAAGGCGTCCACCACCTCGTCCCGCGTGACCCCGTTGTGGCGGAAGCAGGTCCATACGAACGATACCATCCCATCGTAGCACCCAGTGATCCACCAGTTGACGTAGGGGATCTTGACGCTGGGTGCTACCTTCCCCGTGATCCTCTGGTACTCCTCTGGGTTGATGACTCCCTGGTCCAGCATCGCTGATACGACTCGCTTCCACTGCCGCTCGCTGAACTTACTGGACTTATCCGTCTCCAGCCCTAGTCGATCGCGGGCTAAATCCTTGATCTCCTGGTTCACGAATACTCGATTGCCGTCATAGGCAGTCTTGTGGGGTAGGTCGGAGACGTCCCAGCGGGCGACCTCCTCTAGCTTCTTCGCCATCAGGTCCCCTGCCTGCTCTGGCGTTAGCAGGTCCAGGTTCTTGCTGAACGTCTCCAGGTAGTTACGCCTCGCCCTCGTCAGGCAGTCACGCTCGACCTCCAGCAGCTCCTTGAGACCTAGCGCTCGAACCGAGCACTCCTTGCCCGCGATGGTGACGGTCATCGCCCCGTTAGCGCCTAGCGCGCGAGCCATCTCTTCAGACATGATAGTTCCCCTAAGTAATTGGTACTTCTTCTACCTACTCTCGACCGTCTAGATCATCCGCCGAATCGCTGTGGACTATCTAGAGCAGTAGTAGGTTCGCCGACGCTTCGGTCGGCTATGCTACGAGCCACGGAACCGGACTTGCTCAATCTGGGGATGAGTCGCATGGTGAATGCTGCGACGGGCGTGAGGAGTTTGATGAGGCTGTCGGCGGGAGTCCGGTATTCCTGGGCGCGTCGTTCTCTCTCATTACTACAGTCGAGGCAGGGACACGTAGGAAGGTAGTGAACCTCCCTACGCATCACCTCGAACAATTCATTCGTATCCATCGTCTCACCCCTGGGACTAGGATTAGGATTGGTCGGTCTAGGACTCTCCGGGTCGGTAGTAGCGTCCGTCGGGACCCCAGGCACTGGTCCACCCGATTACCTCCTCGGTGTCGATGTTGACGGCCAGCTTGAAGTCGAGGCAGAGGGCCCGAGGGAAGTTCCAGAACAGAGTCACGTTCATGTAGAGCTTGACGACCGCGATGTCCCCTTCCTGGAACAGGTCGTACTGGGGATCGTCGGTGTCGAACTTCCCCTGGGCGTTGAACGGGGCATCCTTCCGACCGGCGGCTCGGTTGGTGTATCCGCCGCTGTCGGAGTCACCCCACTCGCTCTTGGTGGCGAGGGACGGCGCGACGTCCCACTGGGTTGCGCGAGCGACCTGGGTGCCGTCTACGTTGAACGTGCCCAGACGCCCGGTAAGGGCAGTTTCGGAACTCATGGAAAGACCTCCTGGACGTTAGGGCTTAACTCACGCTTGAGCTAGATTCGGAGCTGGAACTACTGGACACGGAACTCTCGGAGCTGCTGGAGCTAGAGGAGCTGGAGGAGACCGAGATCGAGGACGAGGAGCTGCTGGAGCCCGTCGTGCTGATGCTGGAGCTACTGTTGACCGAGGACTCGGAGCTAGAGGAGCTGGAGCTGACGCTGCTCTCGCTGGAGGAGCTAGAGCTGCTCGTCTCGTCGTCGCTGCGGGCCATGATGTAGAGGATATAGTCGACCGAGCCCCCGTTGGCTCGTAAGGTGATTCGATGGCTGTGGCCAGCCACGTCGACATCGAAGCCGCCCTCGGACATCTGGATCTTCGCCAGGATTCCCTGCCCTTGGAGCGAACCACCCGTGGCTACCGTGTGAGTACCGATCGGAGTCCACCCGTGGGACGACGCGGGGAATACCTCCAGATCGCCGACGGCGTCGACGGCGTTGTCGTTGCGGACGATGATGGCCGCTATGTTGGCGAAGTCGATGGCCTGCCCTAGGGCGTCTACCCCAGAGCCCGCCCCGATGTCGGTTCCAGCCATCGTCGCCAGGTCGAAAGTCGCCTGCTCGCCGTTGGCCAGGGTACCCGACGCCTGGTAGGAGCGATTGGCCTCGTTGTCGCCGACCCCGTTGCGGATCGTCGGTTTGTAGTTAAGATCGGGCTGGCTGGCCGAGGCGGTAATCGTGCCGTCGGTCAGCAGGTTGTTGAGCGTTCCGGTGGCCAGGACCGTGATCTTGGCGGACGTCAGCGATCGAGTACCCATCGTCTATCTCCTAGGTCGCCACTGGTACGTCCAGCAGGAATCTGTAGTTCAAGACCCACTTGTAGTTGTATTGCTCCGTCCTCTGCGGCCAGTCCCCGAGCAACTGCGTCAGCAGGTGGCCACCGTGCTCCAGCGTCAGGTCCATCGCCGGGACCGTCGGGTGCCCGCCGAAGACCTTCATGACCTCCCCCATGTAGAATGCCGCCAGCTGCTTGGCCGACTGAGTAGCCGACTTCATCGCGTGGATGTTGAACATCACCACGGCCTCGGTCAACTGCCGCTTCGCTCCGGGCCCGCCCGTCATCCTCCCGAGCACCCGGGGCTTGATCACCTCTAGGGTGCAGTAGGGAAACGGCTGGTGCGGTGCCGCCTGCTCGTCGTGGAGCACTACGTTGTTCGTCCTCAGAGTATCGCTCGACCAAGCAGCCTTGAACTGCGCGTTGAGCCCGCTGGAGTTCCAGAGGCTCTCTATCGCGGTCCAGAAGTCTGCCGATCCTACGCTCATGTCGCACCTACGAACGTCACGGGCTCACCCAGTATCCTTTGCACGGTATCCAGCTCCTCGTAGAGCGTCCGAGCTAGGAACGATCGATCCATCTTCGTCTCAAGGAACAACCCGTAGTCCAGAGGCATCCCTACGTACCCAGAGACGCTACCCCGTCCTCTCTCCACCAGGTCAGTGAATATGTTCTTCATCAGCTGCGTCGTGTCGGCCCTCGGGAACTCTCCCGGTTGGCTACGCTCGGTCACTCGCGTCTTGCCGTTCACGACTACCTTGGTGACGGGGATACTGATGTTGCGGACGATCGTACTCCTCACGTGCTCGCAGGCGATCCGTACTCGATCCCTCATCGGGACCTCCAGACCCTTCTCCAGCTTCTCGATCATCCACTCGATACGGACGTCACGACTGGCCCCCGCGGGGCTGCGCCTCTGCCTCGCATCCTCGATGGCGGCCAGTCGTGACTCGTTCGACATTCGCCTAGCCCCCCACGCTCTGGAGCTGGACCACGTAGGCGTCTAGATCCTTCTCGAATTGGGGCTGGCCGTTGGGGACCGTGCTGCCCGGGTTCAGGAGGAAGTTGCCTGGCATCTCGGCGACCTCCTGCATGCTCGGCTGGATTCCCTTGACTACCTTCGCCTCGCCGGCCTGGACCAGCCAGAGCATCTCGCGGCAGAGGGTCTTCATCCGGTGGGCGTTCAGCACCTCCTTGCGCGTCGGTACCCCCTCCCACTCCTCCTTCGACCGGCACTCGTTGGCGTGGTCGAAGGCGCTCTTGATCTGCTTGCACAGATCCTTGTCGTCGTGGAGAGGATCGATGATCATCACCGTGAGAGTCGCCGGGTTGACGTGGATCTGCATACCGGGCAGCGGCGGGAACTGACCCAGGTAGGCTGCCTGGTCGGGATTGATACGCATCACCCCGCGCTTGTAGTCTCGGCTCGGCTTACTGGAACTGATCGCGCTGCGGAGGATGCACCCCGGTACACTCTGGATGGCCAGATCGCACATACGCGGGTGGTCCGCCTCGATCCCCCAGGGCTGGATCGTAGCCGCCGTCTGCTGCTCCTCGTTCATCTCCTCACCGATCGTCTCGGGGTCGCTGTCTTGACTTCGTCGCGCCATATTGGTTCTCCTCGTGCGTCTCGATTCGTGTCCTCCGAGTAATCTAGATATGCCCCGCCCCGGGCGGAGAACGGACCCAGGGCGGGGCGAGCGGGGTGATTCCCCGTAGTCGTTACGCCGGAGCCGTCGTGGTGACGGCAGCCGCCGCACCTCGCTCCAGCTGGCCGCCGAACCTGGCCATCGCCACCATCAGCATCTCGTTCCGGCGGATGAGCGTGTCACCCTCGGAGCTGTTGCGGATAGTGAGACCACGACGCTGGTACATCCGGTACCGCCCCAGGATCGCGTAGAAGACCTGGGTATTGGCCAGGCTCTCGTTGATCTTGTAGGGGCGGCCCATCCAGCTGTAACCGTCGTAGTCGGGCAAGTTCATGACCTGGTTCAGACGCCGAGCGTCGTTGGCCCCGACCGGGATGGCCTTGGCCCGCTGGTAGCTCGTGTCGGTCCCACCGAACACTGCCGTCTTCATCATGGCTGCCGAGTGCTCCCGCTTGTGGACGCCGAAGCGGAGGCTCTCGTAGTTGCCGAGGGTAGTCGTGCCGCCCCAGGCCACCGACGTCGTGCCGGCCTTCACCATGATTCCTTCGGGCTGGGTCGTGCCGTTGCCGACGCAGATCACGGTATCCATGTTCTGCATCAGCACCTCACCGTACTGCTTGGTGAGGAACTGCGCGAAGTCGACCGGCGTGTCGGAGAGGAAGTCCAACCCGATGCTGATGCTTCCCTGCCACCGATAGACGGTCGTGTCGAAGGCGGTGACGTAGGCAGCTGTGTTGAACAGCGTGACGGCCGTGTCGTCGATGCCACCCCACTCGCTGCTGACGATCCCAGCCCGTGCCCCTTGGATGCGCCGACCCTTGTCGAGCGGGACCAGGTTGACCAGCGGGAAGAACTCGCCGTAGAGAATGGGGGTACTGACGATCATGTCGTCGAAGACGATCGGGACGGCCTCGGTGCCGCCGCTGACGGCGTCGTCGATGATGGCCTTCTGCTGGAGCGGAGTGAGCAGCTTGTGGTCGATGTCGTGGACGTCCGACTCGCCGTTCGTGGCTCCACCCCACTCCATCTTTTGGAGGGCGTAGCAGACCAGTTCCTTCTGGTGATCAGGCAGGCGGCTCCAGGCCATCGTCTTGCTGCCGTACTTGGCCGCCGCAATCATGAACTGGCCGAAGGCCCCGACCACCGCCTTGTCCCGCTGGGAGGGCTCGTCGATCCCGCGGCCAGATTCGGAGTTGAAGGGGTCCACGACCTGCCGACCGGCGAACATATGGGTGTTTCCACCCTTGGTATGCGTCGGGTAGCGGAGGGCACTCTTGGTGTCGGAATACTGCTCGGCCGCCTCCTTGACCCGCACCTCGACGTCTCGGTCGTCGTCTTCGACGCTGCGATTGCCCATGAACATCTTCGTCAGGGTACTGACCTCCTTGGTACCGTCGGGCTTGGTGCTCTTGCCATCCTCCTTGCCGAACGGCGGAGCTGCGCCAGGGAAGGGCTTCTTCTTGGGCTTGCCGTTCTCGTCCAGCTCCTCCTCTTCCTCCTTCTTCTTGCCCTTCTCCTCGGCCTTCGGAGTCAGCGCCGCGAGGAGCTTCTCCAGGTTCCCTGCGACCTTGTCGAAGCTGGCGGAGAGAGCGTCGGCCTCCTCGGCCTTAGCATCCTTCGTCAGCTTGATGAAGAGGTCGTGATCCATCTCGCCGGCTAACGCCTCACCGGCGGCTTTGCGGAAGGTCTCGTCGGAGGCATCGGCCTTGACGGCCATGTTCTCGACGAGCCATCCCTTCAACGCTTGCGTCAGCTTAAGCATGATTTTCCTTTCTGAACGCAAACCCTAGTTAAGACCATCACCGCCGTCGGTGACACGTCAACGATTACTCGGAGCACTTACTCATGTAGACTCGGACACTCTTCTCACCGACGTAGTGGATGGCCGTAGCCTTCATTCCACCGGTCAGGTAGGCGTCCACCCGCTTGATCCTCGTCGCCTTCTCTTCGATCCCTTCGGACTTCTCAGGTCCGTCCTCGGTAAACCACTTGTGGCCCCATCCCGCCTTGATCATGTGGGCCGAGACCTCCTTGCCGGTCAACCCGACGTCGGCCGAGTCGTCGGTGTAGTCCTTCACCTGCATTCCGCACTTGGTCAGGTAGGCGTGAACCGCCTTACCTGGAATCATCTCGCAGCCCTTGTGGCACTCCTTGTGGAGGTCGCCGTCGAATATCTGGGGGCCCTCCGCCTTGACTTTCTCAACGACTTCCTTCACGCCCATCATCCTGCGGAACTTCGCCCCGACCTCATAGGACTTCTCCACGATGTCGATGGCGTCGAGAGCCTTGGCAAGCCTCGCCCGCTCCTCGGCGCTCGCGTAGGCGAGGAAGTGTGCCGCGGCTGACTGGACGCTGTAGTGCTGCACGGGCTTGGTTCGAGTATTCGCGTCTTGGTTATCCTCGGGAGTCTGCTCCGTCTCGACGATCTCGACCGCCTTTAGCACGGTAGCTAGGTGGGAACTAGCTTCTCGGAGCTGAGCGCCGTGCCCCCGTCCTAGCTCCTTGCAGTTGGTATGAACGTCATCGACGTGGTCCTTGGCCTTACGGATGAGAGCTTCGTTAGACTTGTTGAGTACCCGCCCTGCCTTTGTCCCATCGGGGGTCGCATTCTTATCCCTCGTCTCTCCTCGCTCGACGGGCTCTCCGCACTCGGGGCAGCAACCCTCGGTGTCGGGGGTTACTTTCTCGCCGCAGCCGGCACACTCTACTTTCTCGTCGTCGGCTTCTTCTGTCCGCTTGCTCTTGTCGACGGGGGGAGTTGCATCTGCTTGCGCTGATGTACTGGAGCCGTCTTGACTTTCTCCTGCTCCTCCCGATCCTTCTCCAACTCCTGACTCGTTCGCATCAGTCTTCTCCTTGTTCTCAACGACTATTTCCTCTGACTTAGAGGACTCCTCGACGGTCTTCGTCGACAGCTTCTGGAGCTGATCGAACGTGAGACCGCTGATCTGCTCCTCGGCACCCCCGGCCTTCTTAGTGATCGTGATCCCGGGTACGACGAGGGCCCGCTTGGATCGGATGGACTGCCCCAGGTCCTTCATGATAGGGCTGGTCAGCTTGTTGCCCTCGACCAGGCTGAGTATCACCTCGTCGACCTCTGCGTCGGGGTTGGCTGGAACAGAGACTAGTGACTCCTCCATGATCTCGAACTGCTTGACGTCGAATCCGCCGCCCTCGTTCCCCGGACCCTCCTTGGTCTCGTGGAAGGACATGGCTCGGAACCCGTGAGAGAACCTCGCCATCCCGTTGTCGACCATCACCGCCGCGTCGTGGCAGAGGGCATTCATGTCGACGATCGCGGAGACGACTTCGAGCCGCTTGGGGTTCTTGTTAGTGACGGTCAGGAACTTCCCGATGGGCATCGTGTGGACGTGCTGCCAGAGCATCAGCATGTTAGGGTCGACTACGGCCCCGTCCGAGTGGAGCACGTCGCCGTCTCGGTCCTTCCGGCTGCTGGTGAGGCAATGGCGGAAGGCGATGAGGGTGTTCTTGGGGAGGCTGAGTTGGTTGACCGTGGTACCGTCGGTGAACTTCTCCGCCAGCCCCTCCATGTCCTCGTTAGCGTAGACGAGGGTCTTGCTAGCCTTGCTCAGTAGGTCGGAGTAGCTACTGTTGCCGTGGCTCATGAACTGGTAGCATCGGCCCATCCCGATCTGCTCTTGGAGATTCAGGACGTGCCGATCGGCCGTCATGATCCCGTAGCGGAACTGGGACTGCTTCTGCCCGCGCTCTCGGACTCGCTGGAGGAGCTGGCCGTTGACTGACATGCTAGACGCTCCTACCGCCGGAGTAATGGACGTTGAGTACTGCGTTCGCTCCCCCGTCGCGGCAGAACCGCATGCGGAGGAGATTCTCGATCAGGAACAGCTTCGGCTCGTCGGTCAGCCTCAGCAGCATCCCCTGAGACGTCGAAGGGTTCGTGGCGTTGTCCATCGTGTAGCGGACTGCCGACGTCTCGGACTGTAGCTCCGCCATGTTGACGCCCACTGGGAGCGTGAACGCCGCCGACCCCAGCTGCACCAGGTCGGTGACCGCGATTCGTTGGTATCCTAGATACATGGTCTACTCCTACGACGTGGGTATGATGCGGGCGTCGATGGTGGCCTGGATGACTCGCAGCTGGTAGATCGCTCCGGCGTCCGACGCTCGAATACCCTCGCACCAATCCTTGAACGACCCCAGCTCCACGTTGTACTGACCAGGGTAGGGGTTGATCGCGACGGCTAGGCTGGAGTCGACCGCGGGGAGGCCGAGGCGAGCGACAGCGATGTCGACGATCGTCTTGGCCTCCCGCACCTGGACGTCCGAGCAGCTCTGTATCCAGCACGTCGCCGGGATGCCCTGGGCTACTCTCAGTTCTTCGCTCATGGGTACTCCTTACGCGGGCAGGCCGCTAGACTCGCTCAGGGACTGGGACTCGGAGCTAGACGAGGAGCTAGAGCTGCTCACGCTGGAGGAGCTACTGGCACTCGACTGGCTACTGGAGACCGAGCTACTGGAGCTGTTACTGGAGCTGGAGCTACTCACCGAGCTGGTACTGATCGAGGACTCCGAGCTGGAGGAGCTACTGGAGCTGCTCACGCTGCTCGTCGAGATCGAGGAGCTACTGGTCGAGATCGAGCTAGAGGAGCTGACCGAAGAACTAGAGCTGACCGAGGAGCTGCTGGAGGAGCTGCTGCTGATCGAGCTGGAGGAGCTGGGGCTACTGGAGGAGCTGGACTCGTCCTCCATCGAGAAGATACCCAGCTTCATGTTCTGGGTGTAGGGGCCAGGAAACTGGAGGGACCCCGTATGGAAGTTCAACACGGTGATCTCGCTGACCTCGCCCGTGGCCTTGTAGTCGCGTAGCTGGGCTTGCCAGAGAGTATCGTCGGGGAGGGCGACCGTCGCAAACTCAGCGGC